AATCAGTTATGAGCAATAAAAAGAAAAAAGAGGTAAAAGAGGGTGTAGAAGTCGCAAAAGTCTCTTACAAGGGACAAATAGGTGGTTATAGACCGAATTCAGGTAGACCGAAAAAGTCGGATGAATTAGCAATGATCGAAAAACTCAAACCGTTAGAGGCTGCAGCGCATATCCAACTAGCTCAACTAGTAGAGGATGGTAACATTCGAGCAATTGAACTATACTTTTCTTACATGTACGGCAAACCAAAGCAAATTGTAACAGTTAAGCAAGATAAAGACGATACAAAGCAAGTCTTTAAGATAGGGGGCAAATCGATTGAGTTATGATAGTTTTGTACGTGTTGGCGTGTGTAGTGTGTTGTATGGTGGTGCTAGTGTTGTTTAGTGTTGTCTTTGTTGCAGTCAATAGTCGCCAAACAACGACAAGCAATAACGCTTGTAACAATTGCACCAACGACACAACACCGCTGCAGCGATACCCATGTGTAGTATGTAAACACAGCCTATTGATAACAAGCCACCAAAAGCCTGCAAACGGTACAAAGCGCAACGAATAGTCAAAAACAGCCGTTTTAAGAGGTTCAAATATAATCAACGTACCACCCCCACCCCTTCTAAAACGCTACCGTTGTTTGCTGAGTGCCGACACCCCCACACAAGAATAATTACAAAATCCGTTTTTCAGGAAAAGTGCCTCCTAAATTTTTTGTAAAATAGTAAGCTGGTATAAAAATAATTATTATATTTGCGTGGTAGTTGAGGTTAATTGTCTCATGCAAAAGGTTTCTACATTCCTGCTACCATTCTTTACTAACGATGTAGAATAAAAACAATGTATATGAAAGATTTTAATTTTGAGAAAGCGGAACATTACTTACATTTGGCGCGAGAGGCATCCTATATCGACGTTCAGTTGGAGGCAAATATTTTGGTACGCATAAGTAAGATGATAATGGAGTATAATACTGGAGATAAAAAGTAGGTATGGATATACTACCAGCAATAATAGATGTATTACAATCAAGTGTATTAGTATATTTAGTATTTAAAAACAAATAACAATAAAATAACTATGAGCGAATTTAACAAGAGAGTAGAAAGTAAGAAGCGTATTCAAGATTTAGGCATGGCAATATCTGAGACGGTTTCTGCATTTGCGAAAGACAATCCTGACTTGCGTGTGAGCGAGATAATGGCTGTAGCGATAGGTATGGTCAATGCTGAGAACGATTTAGTTTTGAAGGGTCAAATATAAAATAATTTATGGGTAGATTAGAATCATTAGAGGCTATAATGAATAGTGTAAAGAGTACTATGAGTATGAGAACGGAGTTTGACTTCATGTGTTATACGGATGGTATGTTTTGTTATGGATATATTGAAGGGGATAAGTATTACGAGATGAATATTATCGGGGATAATACGATGATGAAGGAGATGAGTATAAGGGCTTTGATAAATGTGAGTCGGTTGAGTTATGTGAGTTATAGTATTTACACTAACTATGAGGATGGGGTGTTACGTCAGTCAGAGTTGGTTGCGAGTTGGAGTGCAAATGCAGAGACAAGTTTGAATTGATATGCGAAAAGACGATAAATATAGTTTAAAAAAGAAGCGAGATTTTCATAAAAAAAGAAAAGAGTATTACGACAAGAAGTTAGATGCGATAATCAAAAAAGAGAAGTTGATAGGTTTTAAGCAGTTTGATTAAAAGAAAAATACAATAAATGGCAGAAGAAGTCTTATTTGAGAGTTTTCCTAAGCAAGAGGAGTTTATTGAAGCTATTTTTAGCGAGAAATACAACTTTATCATGTATGGGGGAGCTATAGTATAGCCCCTCTTTGGTAACTTAGGGGGGCAAAACATTCGTGGGGGCAAAACTTTCGCAGGGATAGGAAGTCTACTGTTACTATGCAAGAAATATCCGGGCAGTAAGTGGGCGATAGTAAGGGATTCGCTGCAGACATTGAAGAGAACAACGATACCCTCGTTCAAGAAGGTATGTCCTGAGAGTTTCATAAAGAATTTCAACCAAGAGATGCAGATAGTAACATTGGAGAATGATAGTCAGATATTATTTTTTGGTGAGAACTATGCTGATGACAAGGACTTGAATAGGTTCAAGGGTTTAGAGGTGAATGGGTTCTTATTGGAGGAGATGAATGAGTTGCAGGAGTTAACATTTTACAAATGTATAGAGAGGGCAGGTAGTCATATATTAGATATTAATCCTAAGCCTTTGATATTGGCGACTTGTAATCCGAGTAACAATTGGGTAAAGGAGAAGGTGTATAACTTGTGGAAGTCTAACACCTTACCTGAGAACTGGTTGTATATTCCGAGTAAGATTACTGACAATCCACATATACCTGCAGAGTATTTGGAGAGTTTAAAGAGTATGCCGAGATATGAGTACGAGGTTTTTGTTAATGGGAATTGGGATTTACAGCAAAAAACAGGGTTAGAGTTCTATAAGGAGTTTAATTTGGACGACCATGTGAAGAAGGTGGAGTACAGACCTGATTTACCGATATGGTTGAGTGTTGATGAGAACGTTCATCCGTATTTCGGTTGTAGTGTGTGGCAGGTAGAGGGCAAAGTGGCGACACAGATAGATGAGTTGTGTATGCGGAGTCCTAACAACACAGTAGTTGGGTTAGCAGATGAGTTCACAAGGAGGTACAGGAGTCATATATCGGGAGTATTGATAACAGGTGATGCAACGAGTAACAAACAGGATGTGAAGATTGAGAAGGGGTTCAACTTATTTACTTTGATTAGGAACGAGTTGAGTGATTTTCGACCAAGTTTGAGGCAGCCTAAGAGCAATCCGAGTGTTTATATGAGGGGTCAGTTCATCAATACTTGTCTGTATAGTAATTATGATGGCATACAGATAGTGATAGGAGAGAATTGCAAGGAGAGTATTAATGATTGGGTGAACACTAAGCAAGATAGTGATGGTACAAAGCACAAGAAGAAGATAGCAGATAATATGACAGGAGTAAGGTTTGAGGAGTATGGACACATGACAGATACTGGAGATTATTTATTAACGACAATTTTCGCACAGAGTTTCATAAGGTATCAGGGTAAAAGTGTTGTTCCTAAGATGAATTATGGATTAGATACAAAAAGGAATAGGTTTTAATGAAAAAAGTGTTATATTTGTGCTTTCATAGTTTTTTGGTTTAAAGGCAATTAACCTCAGTTTCTCCATAGGCTGAGGTTTTTTGTTTTTTTTTAGTTACAAAAAGAATATGATGGCATAAATAATGTATATTTTTGTCTTATGGCTAGATTTTTATTGGATTCTGACTATGATAGCATTATAAAGAGTGCTGATTTGGCTCAAATAACGGACGGTGTAAGCCAAAACTTATTGGATGCGGAGATAAAAGCAGTATCAAGACTTAGGTCTAAATTACTACAAAGATACTTGGTAGATATAGAGTTATCTGTAATGGATGATTATGATGCAGCGACGCATTACCGAACAAAAGAACGTGTATTAACTGGTTCAGTTATAGACTCTGTAAAAGAGTTTGACAGGTGGGTTAGTACGACAGCTTATGAAGTAGGAGATATAAAGACAGATGGTAACGGATATGTATATACCGCTTTACTAGCTTCGACCAACAAGGTGCTAACTAATACTACGTATTGGTCGCCTATGATTAATATCGTGAACTCGAACGCAACGTATTGGAATGTATCTACAGATAACCGTTATCCTTTGTTTCTTGAGGTGGTAATGGATTTTGCATTATACAATTTATATTCAAGGATTAATCCAAGAAACATACCTGACTTGAGGAGAGATAGATACAGCGAGTGTATTGATTTAGTAGATTCGTGGGAGAGTGGTAAGTGTACGGCAGAGGTCTTAGAGAGAAATACTGACCAACAAGGGTTGTCAATAACTTACGGTAGCAGTAGAGATAAGCAATCAAACTTTTTTTAGATGAATATCAAGAATTATTTACCAAAATTTTTAAACTTCGAAGAGAAGCAGCCTAAGAGTTCTGTATTGTTGAACAAGGTAAAGCTTGAACAGCAATTAGCAAGGGTAACTCAAAATGCGCAGAGTTTTAAGTTAGCTTTAAGTGCAGCAGAGAGTGTAGAGTATCCTAATAGGTACTTATTGACACAAACTTACCAACAAATAGTATTGGATGGTCAGATGCAGAGTGCAATGTTGCAGAGAAAGATACGTGTATTAGGACAGAAGTTTAACTTGGTAGATAGCGAAGGTGTTATAAACAGGGAGAAAACAAGGGAGTTAAATCAGAAATGGTTCAGCAAAGCGTTGGACTTAGCTATGGATTCTAAGTTTTGGGGTTATAGCTTGATACAATTTGGCTCAATCAAGGATAGTAAGTTTTTATCGGTAGAATTAGTACCGAGAATATATGTTGTACCTGAGTTTAGTATCGTAAGAGAGACAACGGCAACAGTAACAGAAGGAGTAAATTACACTAAGCCACCATACTCGAATTGGGCGGTAGGCATAGGTGATAAAAGAGATTTAGGTTTACTTATGAAGTGCGCACCCTACATAATTTGGAAAAATAGTGCTATGGGCGCATGGGCTGAGTTTACCGAAATATTTGGCAGTCCGATAAGGGTTGTAAAGACAGATGTCAACGATGACAAGACAAGATTGAACGCTGAGGCTATGATGGCTAATATGGGTGCTGCTACTTGGGCTGTATTAGGCTTGAACGATGAGTTCAGTATATTACAGACTAATAGAAGTGATGCGTATCAGGTGTTTGACGAGATGGTTGACAGATGTAATAGTGAGATTAGTAAGATTGTATTAGGTCAGACAGGAACAACAGAGGAAAAGAGCTACGTAGGTAGTGCTGCAGTACATCAAGATATTGCAGAGATGGTAGGTCGTCAAGATTTGATAGACATGGAGTTTACTGTTAACGACCAGTTCTTGCCAATGTTCAATAACTTAGGTTTTAACTTTGAGGGTTTAGAGTTTAAGTATGACATGAATGAGGTTCTTCCATTGGGAGAGCAAGCTAAGATAGAGACAAATATGATGCCTTATGTTAAGTTCAATAAGGAGTATTTGGAGAAGAAATATAAGATGGAGATTGATGAGATGATTGAATTGAAAGAGGAGATGTCAGGCAATCCAGCTAAAAAACCTAACAACATATGATATGGTCGAAGGTTTTAGATTTCAAGGTTTAGAGAATAGATCGAAGGCAGCGATGCGTAAGGCTATATCTTTGATAGGTATAAGTGCAAGGGAGTTCTTTAAAGGTCAGTTTTATCAAGAAGGTTTTACAAACAGAGGTTATGTAAGATGGAAGGATAGAAAAAGGAAAGCTAGTCATCCAATATTGACTAAGAGTGGTGCATTAAGAGATTCGATAAAGTCAAAGACAAGTAAGGCAGCGTTAACAGCGACAGTCTTTACAACTTTAGAATACTCTGAGATACACAATGAAGGCTCTCCTGATGGTGGAATAGGGAAATTACCACAAGGTGGAACATTTAAGATGCCTAAGAGACAATTTATAGGCGATAGTCAGAAGTTGGATAAAGGTGTTGAGATGATAATTGAAAACGAGATTGATAATTTATTTATATAATGCAAGCAGATTTATTTAGTGCAATAAAAACAGAGTTAGAGACAATATCGTCTTTACAGCACGTTGCGTTGTGGAATAATCAGTTTTCTAATGAGAATATTGAGATAGCACACGACTATCCTAATGCGTTCATAGAATTTGCGAATATAGAGTATTTTGACTACGCTAACGGTATGCAACGCTACGAGATGGACGTTGTGATACACATGGGCTATAAAAGCTTTAATACGGACGATACGGCTGTTTTTACAGTAAAACAGTTGATATATGATAAGTTGAACGCATTTAGTAGTACAACTGCAGCGTTTGACACACGATTATTAAGAAGAAGTGAGAGTGTTGACTATAATCATGGTGATATGCAAGACTATCAGTTGGTATTTAGAGCAACAGGTAAAGATTACGGAGTAACAACATTACCGGGTATAGATGCAACTGTAACAACATTGATTACAAACATAGACCCACAGATAACTAACACAATAATAAGAACCGATAAACCTATAGAATAATGGCAATAACAGTAACTTTAGTAGGAACAGATTTAAAAATAAGCGAAGGTGGAGTAATATCCTATCGTCCGTTTTCTGATGTAACGCAACGTGCAATTGGCACAACAATTGAATTATACGAAAACGGTAAAAAGTTTAGAGCAGACCTAGCAAGTGATTACGCAAACCCAAGCGGAACGGCAGAGCAAATATGTGACGCAATAAGCGAGTTATCGGCTGGCGGTTCATTGGGAGATGTTGAAGCGAACGTAAAATCGAAGATAAATAGAATAAAGGGAGCAGCTAACTACGCAGCAGCACTTACTTACAATTCAACAGAGCCGACGAACGTCGAAACTATAACGCACACAGGAACAACAGATTTAGGATCGGAAACGATAACGGAGACACTAACATACGTTAACCCGCAGTTAGTAGATAGCAATATAACTAATATAACTTATTCATAATGGGATATACTTACAACCCTGTAGAGGGTATCTTGCAAAAGAAAGGAGCAACGGCTGCAAATATTAAAAAGCGATGGAACTACACAACAGAAGATAGTAATAGTTCGTCGTTTTCGTCTGACACGCCTCAATTGTTTGTGCTATTAAATGACGGGACAAGTCAAAGAAGTTTTAACATAGTAGATACAAAAGGAAATTTAGACGTTACTAACAACTGGTATGATGTAAGCGGTATTTCAAATGATTCAACGTTTTTAGTTCGTGCGGAGATTACCGGATCGTCGGACATGGAGGCTAATTTAATGGTTAGATTTGTACCCGATTTTGGCGTGCCTGGAACGTATTTTGATAAATACACAACCAATGTAAAAGTTAAAGACGAGTTTCTTTATGAATTAGCTTTTAGAGGCTTTTTAAATGAAATCGACGCAATACAGATAGGAGCCTTAACAGATAAAAACGAAACACTAACAATTGCAAACGTTTACTTAGAAATTGACGAGATAGTATAATTATGGCAAGAAGTATAGACACAATCGCTAATGCGATGATAGCAGCTAAAGAAGCTGATAGTAACTTAGCAGGACTAACTAGCGCAAGTAGAACAGCTATTTGGAGGTTGTGGATATACATTGTGGCTGCAGCGATAAACATATTTGAGCAATTACAAGATGTGTACCAAGCAGAGATTGAGACGATAGCTGCGACTGCAATACCCGGAACATTGAATTGGGTACAAGACAGAACATTCAGATTTCAGTACGACACGACTGTTCCACAAGTATTAGAGATAAACAGCGACTTAGAGCTTGTTTATCCATCTGTAGTTGATACGTATAAGATAGTAACTAGATGTAGCGTTGTAACGAACATAGGCAAGCTTGTGAGTATTAAAGTTGCTAAAGATACAAGTGCTACAGATGATAC